ATAAAAATAAAATATACATAAACTATTTAAACCTTATTATGTATATAAAAATAATAAAGTAATGGTAAAATATGTTATTATTCACAACAAACATGAAGGTTGTTATGATTTTAATAAATATTATGAAGATGAAGAATCAAGAACAAAATATACATCAATAACTATTAATCCTCCTAAATTATTTGTTTTTAATGATAAAGAAGAAGCAAGTGATTTTTTTGGAGAATATATAAATGATGTAGATACTATAGATACAAGATGTAAAAAAGGCGATGATATTGAACATATACAATTTTGTACTTGTGGAATTATCGAATTAGACGATGACGGTCATCCTATGTTATTTTATAATAAAAAAAATCAAATATTTCTTATGGAGATGTCTTGTCAAGTATTTACTCCATCACAAAGTATAAAAAATGATGCAAGCAACTTAAATTTAACAAATAAATTAATAAAAAAATATAAAAGTTTAGGAAAAGAACAAAGAGAAAGATATATTGAATTAGGCAAATTATGTCAAGATTGCGATACCTAATTTAGTTAATAATTAAAACTTTATTTGAATTAAATGTATTATATGCAAAATTATAAAAAAAATAAGCAGTAGGACTTACTATTAACGGTGATGTTTTTATTTTTATATTATCAATAATGATATTATTATGTGACACATTTTCAATAGCTGAAAATCCAAAATAATTTTCATCTGATATTTTCCAAAAACTTATTTTAAAACCTTGAATAAATATATTGTTGTCTTGATAATTATTTATAGATGCAAAACAAGATAATACTTCCATATTTTTTTCAATAAATACACATGATTTTCTAAAACAATAAGCACAAATAATATTATTTTCAAATATTATTGCGTAAATAAAAATATTTTTGGTTTTAATTAACTCAACAATATTTGATATATTTGTATTAATGACCATATCAAATAATTTGTTAGTATTATTTATAAAATCAAATAATAAATGTAAATTTTGAGAATTAATTTCAACTATTTTATACATTGCGTGTAATTCAAGAGGTTTTGTCCATTTATTTACTGAAAAACCATATGTTGAATATACAGTTAAAGGAATAATTCCAGTTAATTCATCTTCTCTCTTAAACAAACTAACATTAATATTTTTATTTAAATGGCTTTGGTTATAATGATGTGTTTGAATTATTTGTGGTGCAATTCCTTTTTTTCTGTATGATTTATCTACACACAAATAATCAATATAATAAGCATCAAAATTAGCATTTGTATCTCCATTATTTATAAAAATGTGAATAGGTCTTGCGGTTATTATACCTATTATTTTGGTATCTTCAATAATTGTTTTTTTGTTTAAATCAAGCATATCATTTTGTTCAGTGTATAAACTAATAAATGATGATGAATTATGACCATTAAAATAAGGAGATATATTTATTAATTTAGGAGAGAAAATATTATCTTTATTTTGTAAATAATTTAATTTTATAAAATTTACTATACGATTTAACTCTATTTCAGTTAATGTATTGTATAATATAGTTTTTATATTTTTAAAATTAGTATACTTATTTTTATTTGGTAATGAATGATTAATCACTCCTGGAGGACTAATCATATAACTAATATCATATATATGAAATACAGGTTGAAGTATCCAAAACCCATATTTTATACGAATATATCCATAAATTATGAGAACAATAAGTAATCCAAAAAATAATATGTATGATAAATATTCAATCATATTATTAAATAAAAAATATTATATAAATTATATTTATTCGCAAAAAACAGACCAGGTAAAATTATCTGTATCTGTATTTGTATACCAATCTTTATTTTCTAATTCTTCAGGTTTCCATTCAGTTGTCCAATTTATTTCCAAATATTTTAATTTATTCTGTAAATATTTAATAGTTGAATTTTGTGATTGAATAATTCTATTTTGATTTTGAATAATTCTATTTTGGCTTTGAATAATTCTATTTTGTTTTGTATTGTATTCCATTATATTGTATTAATTATATTAATATAATAATATTTAAGTTGTTTATATTAATATAATATTTAAGTTTTTACATTAATATAATATTTAAGTTGTTTATATTAATATTATTCAAACATTTTTTATGATGGCTTTACTAATATATACAAATATTGATTTTCATATGCACATTTAACAAGGTCTACCTTTGCTTTTAATGTAAATCCACATTGTTCTGCAATTGTCAATATTTCAGATGTATTTTCCATGTATAAAACTTGTTCTTGTTTTCTAATTTTTCCATTATTAAATTTAAACTTTTCTTCAAATACAGCTAAATCTTTATTTTTGTTAAAATTAAAATTAGATTCATAAACAAAATCATTAAATGTTATTTTTGTGTTTGTAATTCTTTCATTAGCATATTTTTGCGGAGAGACAATATACAAAGGATTACCAGGTGGCAATATAGGATCAAATTTCTCTCTATTAACTAAATGAATAATTAAATGACCGCCTGGCATTAACCAATCCATACAATTATTAAAAAATATTCTTTTATCTTTAAAATAATATACAGTAAAATATAAACAAAGAATATGGGTAAATGAATTATTTTGAAATTGGTCACGATTTAATACATCTCCAACTATAAAATTATATTTAGGATATTTTTCTTTAGCTTTATTTATCATTGATTGAGATATATCTACACCTACTACATTTATATTTTTAGAACCTAAATTTGCAACATGATGGCCTGTTCCACAACCAACATCAAGTACAACACTTTCATGTGTAGGTAAAGACCTATTCATAATTATTTCTGTTTCATAATTATTTTTTAAACTATTAAATACTAAATGATCATAAATTGTTGCATAAAAACTATCATACACATCATTGCCTGTTTTAAATAAATAATTATCATTTTGTGTATATCCTTCTATATTAAATCCTTTGTTGTTAATTTTTGCATCAATAAATCTAAAAAAGGACATTAAAATAAGTAATAATGATATAAAAAGTAATATTTTTCCAAAATTTGAAGTTTTGTTATAAAAATTAGTAATTGATTTTAATTTCATCTATATGTATTGTTGTTATTTTTTTTATGTATTTTTTATATAATGATAGATTCTGAGATAAATGATATAAGAGAAGCAAATGATTTTAAAGGTATTACATTTTCTAATTTTAAAAAAACAGATGTCAAAAAAGAATTACTAAATAGCTTAATAGAATCAAAAATTGAACCAGCATGTTATTGGTGTGCAGAATTAATTTGTTCAGGACATTATGCAGATATATGGGAACTCATATTATATTTTTACAGTAAATATGTGCATTTAGGAAATCCTAAAATAGCAATATATTTAGATTATAGAATTGATACATTTAAAGAAATAATAAATATTGGGTATATTAGCAATGAAATACGAATGAGAAATAATTTTAAAATTAGAAAACTATTTTGTGAAATTATGTGTGTACTATGTGATGCAAAACGAAAACATAGTTTTGATAATATAAAAATAACTAAACAGGATTTTGATATGACACAAATGAAACATAGATTTAAAGCACCACATGTGCAGTATGTTGAAGGTATATTTATGAAAGATGATCCTAAAGAATTATTTGTTGCAGTGAATGAATTTGCGTATAATATTTCAAGTGAATGTAAAAATATTATTGATGCTTGTTATTGGATTGAATGGATTATTGAATTTGAAACTATATGTAAAAAAAAAGAAAAATATAAATGTGAGAGAAGAAATAATATTCCTGTAGAAAGTAAATATCAAATGGATATTATTTGGATAATTTGGGATATATTTTTAAAAGAATCTAATCAAAGATCTAAAATAGTTGATAAAATAGTAAATTCTTTATTAAAATTATTTACTTTAAAATATAATTCTAGCTGTAGTAAAAAAAGAAAATATATATTATATTTTGTAGTATCGATTTTATGTGAAAATATAAATATTGATGAAGAAATAATACGAGAGAAACAAAAAGAAATTATATCAAATGTTGTTAAAAAAATAGATTTAGTATATAAACAAATTAAAAAAAATGAAATATCTCCTGGAACTGAGTATTTATTTAAAAATATTAAAAATATAAATTTGGAAAAAACTATTGAAAAGCTTGATAAAATGAATACTTTTGGAGAAACATTTATTCCAAGAATATAATATTTATATAAAATATAAAATATGAATAAAGTTAAAAAAAATACAAATAATTCAAAAAATACAAATAATTCAAAAAATACAAATAATTCAAAAAATACAAATACACGAAAAAATAAAAATACAATATATAACAAAAATCTAATAAGTCAAGAAAATAAAACTATTCTACAAAAGTTTGAGAGAGAAATAACTACTTTATTTTTAGAAATGTTAATAATGATAAAATTATTTCATTGGAAAACATATAGTTATGCTACTCATAAAGCTACAGATGAATTATATAGTTCACTCAATGAAAAAATTGATCAATTTATTGAAATTCTTTTAGGTAAATCTAACAATAGAATTGATTTAACACATCATAAAACTATACAACTATTAGATTTAAGTTCAAAAGATCAATTAAAAAACAAAATAAATTATTTTAAAAATTATTTGGTTAATTTAAATGATAATAAAGCATTTAATTTAATGTCAAATTATGATTTATTAACAGTTAGAGATGAAATATTGGGAGATTTAAATAGATTTTTATATTTATTTACATTTAATTAGAGCAACGCGTATTTTAACATTTTAATATTTTAATATTTTAATATTTTAATATTATATACTATGTCGTCAAATGCTTGGATGATTCCTGTTATAATAATAGGTACTACTATTGTTGGTGCAGGAGGTTATTTTTTATTTAGTGAAAATAAATTGTCTTCAAATGCAATACAATCAAATTTTTCAGCGGCTACTAGTAATATTGAAGAAAGAGTTAAAAGTATGTTTTCAAACCCTAATGATGATGATACAAAATATTTAAAAGAAATGAATAAACCAAATACATCACCAGTGGGAGGGAAAAAAAGTAAACGAAAATATAATAAATCTTTAAAAAATAAAAGTAAAAAATCAAAATAAATATATATTTATTTTAATATAATGAGTACTTCTGCTGATATTGAAAATATGATTGCAACTCCTGATAATATTTCACAAAGTAATAGTTTTTTAACTAATATACAAAATATAAGTATTACAACCTGGATTTTAATTATTTTAATTTTATCATTTCTTGGATTTAATGTTTTTGTTTATTTAGCAAAAGGGACACAAACTGCTACAAATATTTTTCAACCAATTATATCAAATATTATTAGCTTATTTGCAACTACAACTGGTCAAGTTGTTAATGTATCTGCTGAAGGTGCTAAAGCTGTTGTAACTACTACTGCTAATACTTTAAATACTGGATTATCTGATGTTCAAAATATAACCGCAACATCTAGTTTAAAAAATCAACCGATTACACAAGAAAATACAAATACTAATTTTAATACAAATGTACCAATTAATAATTCACAATCACAAACAAATTATGAATATATTGCAGATGATACAACAAGTGCAATACAATCAGGATACCAAAAATCAGGATGGTGTTATATAGGTGAAGATAGAGGATTTAGAACATGTGCAGAAGTAGGTATTAATGATACTTGTATGTCGGGTGATATTTTTCCTACTAATGAAGTATGTGTTAATCCTTCATTAAGAGTATAATTAAAGTGTAGTTACAGTAACTATATTTGATGCATCCGATTCAAGTGTATTACTAATAGATTTTATATAAAAAGAATATTCTGTATTTGATAATAGCCCTGTTGCAGTATATGTTGTATATGTATACGATACTGTATCTATTAATACATAATCTTTATAAATTTTATAACTTGTTATTGGTGCACATGTATTTATAACAGTAGACCAATTTAATGTTACACTATTACTATTTATATTGTATGATGTAATTGTTGGTTCTACAAGCTTATCTGCACTAACAAATCCTTTATAATTTTGCGGCCATTTATTACCACTATTATTCATTGTTTTTCTTTGTTTTGGATACCATGTTTGAAGTTTTGGATTCCAGCATAAATCTTGAATAGTTCCTGGAACATTTGAACAAGTAGTTGGATAACATTGTTGTTGAACAAATGTTTGTGTAACTTCTCCTGTACATGGGCTAACAACAGCATTACAAACTAGATTTCCTCCATCTTGCAAAACTGTAGTAGAACAATTATATGGATTTGCTACATCATACTGAAATGGTCCTGATATATTATTTGGATATCCTACAAGTGTATTTGGAAATGGTATGTTTGAATAGTTAACTCTTAATAAACTTGTAGTATTTGGGTTAGTATATGTATCAGTTTGTGTAGCATACGCTTTTTTACACACCCATTGTCCTTTTGCAATTTTAGAATATTTTTGATTTTTAGTTAGCCCTGAATTATTATTTTTATATTGTAAAATATTACCTTTAGCATACATTTGAGATAAATAAGTTGCATCAGCTGTAGCTACTGTTTTATTTATTAATGGAACAAATGCAGTTGATGAATAATCTGTATTTGTGGAACATGCATTCTGTACTCGACTCCATACTCTTGGTGGTTTAGGATTATAATTAAAGCCATATGACATTTTATATAATCTAGATTTAATTTATTTTTATTTATTTTTATAAAAAATAATATTTATAAAATTATTTATATTTATTTATGGATTGTAATTTATTTATGGATTGTAATTTATTTATGGATTATACATATTATCTGTTCCATAAAAAAACCATCTTAATGATAAATAATTATTTAATTTACTATTCATACCACTACCTTCACTTGAACTTATCATTTTAGTATTTGGACCTTTAGTTGAAATATTATGTATTTCAGATGTACCTAAAGCATAATTATAATACCATAAATTTGAAACATATCCATCAAACCCACCATTCATACCTACAAATACATCCCCGTAATTTTGTTTTGGAACACCACTAAGTTGTAAACTTCGAATAATTATTCCATTGATATAAACATCTAATGTAGTATTTTGACATCTAATAATTACATTTACCCATTTATTAAGAGGAATATCAGGTATAATTACTTCTTCATTAATTGTATTATAAGTGTTCATCATTACAATAAGACTATTAGTATTTGGAGCAATATATAATCCTGGAGAATTATTTGGAAAATTTAAACCATTTGTTTCTAAATTACTATTACCTTTATAAAAAACATGTTTGTATTGTCCTTCTAAATATTGTAATTCATTAATATAAATCCATACAGACCATGTAAATTCAATACCATCTTTAGCATTAACAGACCTATAAATAGTAACAGCATTATTATTGCTAGGATCTTGTGGAAATATAAGTAATTGTTTAGCATCAACCATTCCATCAATAAGATGTGGCGATTCATTTGCTTTAAATATCATTCCAATCAATACAACACCAATTCTTAATAAGATTATAAATGCAAATATAATTAAAAATAAAAATGCAATTTTAATTACTAAACTATTTGAATCTAAAAAATCTTTTGGGCCAAATGTTCCTTTATTTATAGAAAATGATGCATTGTCACTCATATATATTAATTAAATAAGAAAAATTTATGTTAAATAGTAACATTATATTAAATTGTTACACTACTTTGTGTTGTACCATTTTCTATTAAAGATAATTGAACTTGATAAGATTGTGATAAATTAAACCACGATGAAGAATAACCACTCGTATAAATATTCCATGCATCTTGTGGATTAATAGGAGTTGGATAATATTGAAATTTAGATGTCCAACCATTATAACCGCCTGAAGGAGTAACATACACATCTGCATTATTATTAACATGTGCAATTCCAGGTAATAAACATGTTTTAACTAACTTACCATCAATATATAAATCCATTGTTCTACCATAAACGCTAACAATTAAATTAACCCATTTTTGAATAGGAACATTTGATATTGCACATGTATGAACAACCGTAGAACCTCCTGAAGTAGTTGGTACTTGATCAATACCAGGATAACAACCGAGTGATACTGCTATATTATTTTCAATCGCTCCTAATACAACAGCTGGACAAGGATCAACACCGCTAACACCAGTTATAGATGTATTACCACTGGAATCACTTGTAGAACCCATTCTTCCAAATACAACTTTAGGTTCTCCATAACGATAATTCCAGTCATTAATATACATCCAAATAGAATATGCAAAATTACTTGAAGGTACACTTGATCCATTTGTTGCTAAAGAACTAGCAGATATAACTGATGCTGTTTGCGCATTTTGAATATTTTGTAATGTATATGGATTAGTTAACATATATTTTAAAATTAATATAACTAAAACAATAACTGCAATTATTATTACAATTTGTAGAGGATTCATTATATATTATAGATTTAGAAATTATCTGATATTTTTATAATTTATTTGTAGTTAATATTATTCATTATTGGTGGATCTTTATTTTTAACCATATTATACAAATAATATATATTGTTTGTAGTTAAAGCTTTATTAAAATAAATAAGATTACATAATCCTCCATTTATACCATTATTTTCACCAACAGTTAAATTATCTAAAGTATAATATGGTACTACTTCTAATGCAGATTTAACTAATTCACCATTTAAAAATATATCTAAATTTCCGCCATTATAATTAATTATTATATTATTCCATTTTTGCAATAGCATATTATTATTTTTATATATTATTCTATTACCATTATCATCAAAATCTATAAGTTTATTTAATTCAGTATTTTTATTTTTATTTAATCCTTTTTGTTGCATGGTAATCATTAAAGTATTATTTGAAGCATTGTACAGTACATTAGGTTTCTCTCCAAAATTTAATATAGAAGTATAATTTGTATAAGAAGTACTAGTTTTTGTTATTTCTGAATCTAAAAATACCCAAAATGATATACTGTATTGATAATCATATTGTGAAGATCCATTAAGATCTTCATATGTTCCAAGTGTTTTAATTTGATTTATATAAATTGGTACATCAACTAATACTTTTCCTCCTTGTAAATACATTTTGTTTA